CTACATTTGATAATGATTATATTATATTATGAAAAACGATTTAAGAATAGTTAACCTAAGCACCTACACAAGCCCTACTGTAAAAGAAGTACGGAATCAGGAATTTGTGAGCTATGGGGATGATAACAACTACTTTCAGTATCTTATAGATAGATACAATGGTAGCCCTACTAATAACGCTATCATAAACGGAATTAGCGAGATGATTTATGGTAAGGGCTTAGATGCTACTGATAGCAATCGAAAACCCGATCAATACGCACAGATGGTGTCTTTGTTTAATGCTGATTGTGTTCGTAAAGTAGTGTACGATCAAAAACTTATGGGTCAATGTGCTTTGCAAGTAATCTACTCTAAGGATAGAACTAAAATCGTAAAACTTGAACATATCCCTGTTGAAACATTACGAGCTGAAAAGTGTAATGATAAGGGCGAGATCGAAGCATACTTTTACCACTACGATTGGGCTAAGTACAAAAAGAGCGATGAGATAAAACGTATCCCTGCCTTTGGAACTTCTAAAGAGGGTTTAGAGATTATGTACATCAAACCTTATAGAGCAGGGTTTAAATACTATTCGCCTGTTGACTATCAAGGTGGTACTCAATACGCAGAGTTAGAGGAAGAGATAAGCAACTATCACTTAAACAATATAATGAATGGTCTTGCACCATCTATGCTTATTAACTTTAACAACGGAACGCCTGACCCTGAGCAAAGGGAACTAATCGAAAGACGTATCTACGAAAAGTTTAGTGGTAGTAGCAACGCAGGTAAGTTTATCTTAGCATTTAACGATAATGCAGAAACTGCTGCTGATATACAACCTATTCAACTTTCTGATGCTCACAATCAATATCAGTTTTTAAGTGATGAGAGCGCACGTAAGATACTCGTATCTCACAGGGTAGTATCTCCTATGCTTTTAGGAATTAAAGACAATACAGGGCTTGGTAATAACGCAGACGAGCTTAAAACAGCTACTATCCTTATGGATAACACAGTTATTCGTCCGTTTCAAAGATTGCTTATTGAGAGCTTTGACCAAATACTTGCGTATAATAACATCTCACTTAACCTATACTTTAAGACCTTACAACCTTTAGAGTTTACTGACCTTGACAATGTAGAGGACTCTGAAACACGAGAAGAAGAAACAGGTGTTAAAATGAGCAAAGAGGACTTGACTGATGAAGAGTTTGATATAATCCTTGACGAACTAAGGGGCGAAACAATCTCTAACCGATGGGAAGCAGTTGATGTAAGAGAACAGAGCGAAGATAACGAAAGTATAGAGGATTGGGCTGTTAAGCACATTGAAAGCAAAGAGGAAAAATTAGAAAAAAAGTCAATAGATTCTAAAAAGAGTGGGTTCAGTTATTTAGACAAATCCCTATATAAAGTAAGATACCGATACTCTGAAAAGTACAGCTCAGGCAAATCAAGACAATTCTGTCGTATTATGATGAGCAGAAGTGGTAGAGGTGTGGTATATAGAATAGAAGATATTGACAAGGCATCAAACGCAGGTGTAAATAAGTCTTTTGGGCATCAAGGCAAAGCATACGATTTGTTTAGATTCAAAGGTGGGGTTAATTGTGGGCATAGATGGGAAGAGGTCTTATACAGACTAAAATCTAAGACTATGAAAAAGGTTATCCAAAACTACGATGAAGTAGATAAGATACCTAAGTCTTATGCACCTACCCCAAGAGGATATAAGGATGCAGAGAAAGCACCAAAGGATATGCCAAATAACGGACACCACCCAAATTATAAAGGATAATGGCAACAGCACTATTTATATCAAGAACGGACTTAGTTAAGAACAGCATTATAGATGCTAATACCGACACAGATTTATTTATTCAGTTTATCAAGATAGCTCAACAAATTGAGATTCAAAACTATTTAGGTACAGACCTTTATAATAAGATTAGTGCAGATATTATTGCAGATACACTTACGGGCGATTATCTTAACCTTGTTAACGAATATGTGCAGCCCATGCTCATATGGTGGGCGCAAGTAAATTATTATCCTTATGCCGCCTATAAAGTTAAGAATGGTGGTATATTCAAACACACCTCAGAAAATAGCGAGAGTGTAAGTAAAAACGAAGTGGATTACTTAGTAGAGAAGGCACGTAACACAGCAGAGTATTACACACGTAGATTTATTGACTATATGAATTTTAATAGCTCTACATTCCCTGAGTACAATAGCAACTCAGACTCTGATGTGTATCCTGATAAAGACTCACTATTTAATGGGTGGGTATTATGAGGTACAAACCAAAAGACAAAAATATAGTTAAGCTAAAAAAATACTTAACCAAAGAATTGAAACCAAATTTTAAAGACTTATTAAAAACGACATAGATGGCAAGTTTAGAAAATAAAAAAATAAAAGACACTTACGAAGGGCTGCTGAAAACTGATGACAATGCAGCTATCGATGGTGCTGTCGAGATCACAGATGGTGCAGGTAATGGCACAGGTGTTACTATTAGCAACGATGGGCAAGTTACTGCCACAGGTACTGTTTCGTTTGGGTCTTTAAAAGATACAGGCGAGGATATCACAGTTACTAAGTTTGTAGACGAAGCAGATGGGATTGGTAATAACGATAACGACACTTCTGTCCCAACAAGTGCTGCGGTAAAAGACTACGTCGATACAAATGTTACAGCTCAAGACTTAGACTTTCAGGGCGATAGCGGTTCGGGTGCAGTTGACTTAGATAGCCAATCTTTAGATATTGTAGGTGGTACAGGTATTGATACAAGCGCAGTAGACCAAACCCTAACTGTAAACATTGATAGTACAGTAGCTACATTAAGCGATACCCAAACGCTAACCAATAAGTCTATTGACCTCACAGATAACACCCTAAGCGGTACAACTTCCGAATTTAACACAGCTTTAAGTGATGATGATTTTGCCACGCTTACAGGTACTGAAACACTTACCAACAAAACAGTAGACGCAGACAATAACACAGTCTCAAACTTAGAAGTAGACAACCTTAAAAGCGGTGTATTAGACACAGACCTTACAAGCGTATCTGCAAGTGATGACACTCTCGCATCTGCAAAGGCAATTAAAACCTATGTCGATTCCAACATTACCGCACAAGACTTAGACATTACAGACGGCACTACAACTTCTGCTGTCGACTTAGACTCGCAGACATTAACCATTGAGGGTACTGCAAACGAGGTCGAAGTAAGTCTTACAGATCAATCATTTACAGTAGGATTACCAACTTCTATTACTACAAACGTAACAGGAAACCTTACGGGTAACGTAACGGGGAATGTAACAGGCGACCTTACGGGCAACGTGACAGGTAATGTTACAGGTGACGTTACAGGCAACGCAGATACAGCAAGTGCTTTAGAGACAGCTCGTACAATATCACTAAGCGGGGACGTTTCAGGGTCAGTATCTTTTGACGGAAGTGCAAACGCAGACATTACAGCTACAATACAAGCTAACTCTGTTGCTTTAGGTACAGACACCACAGGCGATTATGTAGAAAATTTAGGTACAGGCACAGGTGTTACAATAGGTAGTAATTCAGGTGAAGGGTCAAGTCCTACAATTAGCGTAGACTATGGCTCAACTGCAAACACCGCAGTACAAGGCGACACTTCGCTTACTATTCAGGGTACAGCAAATGAAATTGAGGTTACAGGTGGTGGCGTTACTTTAGGGTCAGGCGGTACTGTTACAGTAGGTTTACCAAACGACGTTTCTTTAGGTGGTAGTTTAACAATCGCTCAAAACCTTACAGTCAATGGTACAACTACAACTGTAAACACAGATACGCTTTCAGTCGAAGACCCACTTATTGAACTTGCAAGAGACAATAGTGAAAACAGCGTAGACGTAGGTTTATACGGAAAATACAGCTTAGATTCAGGCACTACTACTAAATACTCGGGTCTGTTTAAAGATGCTTCTGACAGCGATAAGTTTAAACTATTTAAGGGCTTAGAAGTAGAGCCAACCTCAACAGTAGACACTGCGGGTACAGGGTACGCCAAAGGGGACTTAGTTATTAATGACTTAGATGCGGTTACTATTAGTGGTAATTTAACAGGAAACGTAACAGGTGATTTGACAGGTGATTCAAGCGGTACACATACAGGTGGAGTTGTAGGTAATGTTACAGGGAATGTTACAGGTGATTTGACAGGAGATGTTACAGGTGATTTGACAGGGAGCGTTTTAACTGCTGCACAAACAAACATCACAAGCGTAGGTACTTTGTCAAGTCTTACAGTTAGTGGCGATTTAACAGTAGACACAAACACTCTTTATGTAGACAGCTCTAACAAT